GTTCAAAACTAATATTGCAAAGGCTCAAAAGGATTTAGAGAAGGTAAAGGAATCCGTAAGTGGTATTGGTTCGAAGTTGGATGGAATAGATAAAACTGGTAAAAAAGGTTTCAAGGGATTAAAAAAGGGATTAACTGGTATTGGTAAAGGTTTCAAGGGAGTTGGACTTGCCATGAAAACGATGGGAATCGGGCTTGTAATTGAAGCGTTTAATTTCTTAAAAGAAATCCTAAAACAGAATGAATCTGTTATGTCTGGGGTTGCAATAGTTACAGAAACTATTGGAGTATTCTTCAATCAATTAGTATCTGTTGTTACTGATGTATGGCATTCAGTTTCTAAATCATCTGAAGGTTTTGAGGGGT